ATCCACAAACGTTCCATTATGTGCATTTTGACTGTATTCCTGATAGTAATAATACTGACAGGGTTTATGGTTTTAAGATGGGAACAATGGAGAGCCTAGTGTATAATGCAGATTTATCTGATGATGACCCACGAAAGACTGCAAGCCCATCTGTATCTGATTTACAGAATCACATGATGGAAAATGCAATGTCACATTATTGTAGTCTATCAGATATAGCAAGGCATCATTCAGAATCAGAAGGCAAGCCGTATGCTCAAAGGTTTGTTATTACTGATGGTTCTGTATCTAGTGTTAACATGACACCAAACAGTATTGGAACAAGAAGGATAACTGTAAGCGATTTGAATTCTGACTTCGATTATGATGGTGGTTCATGGGCGGGAACAACTTGTTGGATTCCCGCTAACATTGATATTGACTTTGGTATTGGTTCAACATTGGTTCTTGTTGGTAGAACATCACAAGGTAAGAATCAAGATGGTGGGCCGGGTGATATTACACTAAACGTTAGCGGTGTTCTTTGCACTGAGAATCGTGGTGTTGTAGCAGAACCCTATGAGTCAACAGAAGAAGATATTGATTGGTTCTAAGACCAACATTCCTAGCGGTAGTAGTGTCCGTCAAAGGGGTGCAAAGCCCCTACAAAGGTGATTTAAATGAAAAGCATGTTTAAAATAGAAAACGGAATAATACATGGTAGCAGTTATGCTACTTTGTTGAGAACTGTCGAGTTTATTACTTGGCGACTTAATGAGGATTCTGGTGAGTATTGGATGAAGTTCCATGTACCATCAGGTAAAGAAATAAGAATTAAGGTCAATGAAGAAGACCTACGCAGTATATTGAATGATTGGGCGGAATATGAATTAAAATTAGAATTAGGTGACGAAGATGAGTTGGACTACTGAGAATAAAGGAGATGCAGTTAAAGCAGAAAAGATTGCTCACGCAGAAGAAATTGACTTTGGTAAAGAGCAAGAAGAATGGAACAAGCAATATGCTAAGAAGTTCCTAAAGAAGAAAGATAAAAGAGCCAGACTAGTATTAGGTATATGGGGTAAGCCTAAGACTGGTAAAACTGGTTTATCACTTGACTTCCCAGACAAGACAATATATGTTCTTGATTGGGATAGAGGTGTTGAATCCACATGGAGAGAACACCACGATTCTACTGATAGGATTCAAATCCATTGTCCTATCAATAGAGATAAGAGAAATGTTATTGACATAAACAAGTCTGAGAAAGAGTCTTTGATGTTTATTAACATGGTTAGGCAAAGAATACAAGAGGGAGAAAACCCTGTGTTTGTATTTGATGGCGTTGATACTTACTTCAACTCCTGTCTGCTAAAGGTCAATAATGACCCGACCAAAGTAACGAAGGTTATGCCTTGGCAGTACGGTGAAAGAAACAAGACTTTCAACTTCATGATGGAAGCAGTTTATTCTCTTAATTGTGATGTGATATATATTACTCACGAAAAGGAACAGTACATTGACAATACTGTTGTAGGTTTTGTCCCTTCATGGCAAGATTGGGGTGGCAAACTAGAACAGGAAATTAGATGTTATAGTAGAGAAGACAAAGGGGAATTAAAGTATTTTGCTAAACTAATTGGTAGTAGAACCAAAGGTAATCTTGTTGGTACTACATGGACGACTAGGGATGGAAAACCACCTAATGTAGTTTGGCATGGTATTACTGAACTACGAGATGGTGCAATATGAATGTAAAATTTACAGTAAATAAGAAAGAGTTTGAGTCGGCATTAAATGCCGTCACATTGAAAGGTAAGTACAAGAGTTCACACTCTTCAAAAACCGCAGTCATTAGTAATGATGTAGCCGGAGCGATAAGCGATGATGGCACTTCATTGACTTTGACAAATGCTAGTGATACAATGGCTGCAATGTGTAGCGTTGCTATTACTGACATACAAAGAAGTGGTAGTCTGTCAATGTTTATTTTTGAAGTAGAGAGAGTACAGAAGTATCTGAAGACTTTCAAGTATGATGATATGCATGTTACGATTACTGCTTCTAATGTTATTCTAAAGACAGAATCACAAAGAGCGCAGATACCGTTGCTAGTAGAGCATTCGGGTATTACTGCTATCAGTAAGATTGTTGCTATGGAAATCAATCATGCAAGTGATGAGTTTCCTACGTTTGGTAGAACCACGTTTGAAACAAAGATAGCAGTAGAAGGTAGTGTTCTAGCAGATGCTATCAAAAACTGTGCGATTGTAGGTACTGCAACTTACAGGTTGAATGTTGGTGACGGAGAGTTTAGTTTGTCTTCTGTCAACTTCCATCAAACTGAGAATTACAAGGTTACAATACCTGTTATTTCTTGTGAAGGTGAAGACTCAACACTAGAGTTTTCAGCACCACTAGACAAGTTTTGTTCTGGTGTAATGTACCTTTACTTGAAAGACGACGCTCCAATACTACTATGTGGAGCAGATAGAAAGTTAATAGTAGCACCCTATATTAGAGGATGATATAATGATAATTACTGCAATAGATAATGCGAATAAATTTGTTCTTAGATGGAGAGATGAGAACAATAAAAGATTAGAATCGGAAGTAGGCTATGCAGACTTCAATCCATATTTTTACATCTTAGCAAATGAAACAGAACGCTCCGGTGTTAATATCACCGAGTATGTAAATGGTAGAAAGGATTCGTTTAGAATCAATCTTAATTATACTGTTGATGGTTCTGTATCTCTTGATGGTAGGGCTTTGAAGAAAGTGACATGGACTCCACCAAGACCCGGATATACTAGAGAACTTCGTAAGCAATGGTCTGAAACTTTTGAGGCAGACGTACCCTTTCATTATCGGTATGCCATAGATTGTTTAACAAACCTGCCAGAATATAAACTAAGAAAGTTCTATTGGGATTTAGAGTGGCAACAACGTGGCCCCCATGATGGTGCTATTACTTGTATTTCATACTATGATAATTATTCAAAAGAGTCTAAGGTATATTGGTGGCAACCTGATTCTATTGATAGAAAAGTGAAAGGACACTCAAAGCCTTTTGATTCTGAAAGAAAGATGTTGTCTGCCTTTGTTGATGATATAATTGACAAAGACCCTGATATGTTAATTGCTTGGTTCGGTTCAAAGTTCGACCTGCCTAAGTTAATAGAAAGACTACAAGAGAATGGTATTGACCCAAGAGCAATATCTCCTTGTCATGATGTGAAAGGAGTGTATTATTCTGATGGTGTTAAACTGAGTAAATCAGTTAAGAACTATACTCCTATCGAGCAACCAGTTAGAGGTAGGCTTATTCTAAATCTTGACTTGGCATTTGAAAGACAATGGAATGATGCACAACGAGGAACACTACCTTCTTTAGCATTGGACTATGTATCTGAGAATGTTCTTGGTGAGAAGAAACTAGTTAGTGAAAGGTTCCCAGATAAGAACCAATTCTTTTCTAGGGGATGGTTAGAAGATACTCAAAACTATCTTGACTATGCAAAGAAAGACGTTGACTTGATTGTAAGAATAGATGAAGAAAATTATACTTCTGAAGCAATACTTTCTCTTCAACGTTTGATTGTTGCTCCCTTCGATGCTTGCTTCTATGCATCAAATATGGGTGGTATTTACTTCATGCGTAATGCTACTTGGAAAGCACCGACAGGAGATAAAGAAGGTGAAAGGATTGAATATGAAGGGGCTATGATTTACAATCCAGAATCAGAAGGAACAAACGGACTACACTTAGGAGTGGCTGCATTTGATTTTGCAGGTCTATATCCTTCTATGATGATAGCAAGAAATATATCTTGGGAAACTAAGTCTACTGAACCTACTGAGTTTGGTGTTAATGTTTTGATACCAAGAGATTTCAGTCCTGTTAAGTTTGAGGATTGGAAGTATTATAGAACAGATGAATTAGGTCTTCTACCTAAAGCGGTATTAGACTTGAAGAAACTAAGAACAGAATATAAGAAGAGAATGTATATGGCAAAAGAACCTTCTGAATATGCTAAGTGGAATAACAACCAGTTAGCAGTTAAGAGATTGATGGCCTCCTTTTATGGAGTGGTTGGCTATCAAGGATTTGGTTGGGCTGATGTTGATTTGGCTGCTAGTATAACTGCTAGTGCTAGAGAAGCAATTAGAGAGGCTGCGTTTAAGGTGATGGAATTATGAATAGAGAAGATAAAATATTCTACGGTAGAATGTCGTTCTACATTACTGGAACTATTGCCTTTGTAATTAACTCCATTAATGTAGGATGGTGTCAGATATGAAAAATAGAAGGGCATGTAGATGGTGCGGTGCTATACATCCTTTTGGTTTAGATAGAAGATATAAGTGTGGTGAATGTAAATGAAGGTGGTGTATGGACATACTGATTCTATCTATGTTCAAATGCCTATGGAGCAAGCAGAAGCAACTCTTCAATTATTGAATAATCACGTTAGACAGAAGTTTCCTAATCTGCTAGAATTAGATGAGCATCCTGTAACATTAGAGTTTGAGAAATACTATCAATCTCTAGGTGTGGGTATGACTAAGAATAGAAACGCAGGTTTGATATCTTGGAAGGATGGTAAATACTTAGAGGAACCAGAATTTGTAATGACTGGTTTTACTGCTAAGAGATTATCAATTACCAAACTAGCAAAGGAAACTCAAATGAGTATTCTAAAGATGTGGGTCGGTCAATTCACCGAGGCAGAAATAACAGGGATGCTAAAGAAAGCATACTATGCAGTTCTCGAAGGTAAAGTTCCAGTGGAGTACCTTATTAACAGAAGTAGATTTAGACCGGAAAGATTGACTTACAAATGTAAAAACTGTAAAAAACAATTATCAATACAAGATTGTCTTAATGCCCACAAAGAGGCACAAAGAGATAGTCATGATTCTTGTTGCCCTAAATGTGGTCAGCCTCTTGAGGTAGTGACACAAGAGGGTAGAAGACCTAGTATTGGTTCTGGTATTGAGGGTGTTATTTGGAATCACCAAAATGAAGAAAACAAGATAGATGATTCATATGTATTCCTTAGAGTAGCAGATGATGTTCAAAGAGCAACATACGTTAATCCAGTAACAGGTGTTAGGAAAAGACCCTCTTACATTTCTGCATCAACAATAGAAGAGTTGGAGGAACACAAGGCGGATTTACCGCACTATGCAGAATCTATAATAAAGAAAGCCGAGCCAATTTACAGGGCAATGGGTTGGAGTCTTGACCCTATCAAACGAGATTCAAAACAAAAGACATTAGATGAATGGTGGTAATAATGAGAGAATATACATATCAATGGAATGTAGAAGATGAAGAACCTACTTTGAAGATAACAAAATCTTCTTTTGGTTCATTTCAATGGTGTCCTAGAAAATACGAGTTTTCGTATATTGAAAGGCTACCGCAAGATACAACTGAGGCTATGATTAAAGGTACTGCGGTACACAATAGTAGAGAAGATTTCTTTGATATATTCGATGTAAAGAAAGCGGAGAATATGTCAAATGACGAGTTGGTAGATTACAATATGGGGCTACACCCTATTGATGGATATACCGATATATACAGGAACATATCAGTCTTTGAGGCTAACAGATTCATGGAAGCCAAACAAGCAAACAAACGAAGTTAAGTTAGATGCTGAGTTATTTATTCCACAGGACTTGAATCCTAAATGTGTCTTGGAGCGTGACTACACAGTTCACCTACAAGGTATCATAGATAGGATGTTCATTGAAGATGGGGCTTACATACCCATTGAATTGAAGACTGGCCCTTGGAAAGATTACAAGAGAACAAGCATGAGAAAGGAATTGTCCTTCTACAAATTACTTGTAGATAATGCACCTGATGATGTATTACAGAATGCAGGTATAGATAGGGACATTCCTATTACTCATTGGGGATGGTACTATCCTGTATCTAATTATATTGAAACTGAGCCTGTTAAACAGACCAGTATCAATGCAGTAATGAGAGGCATCACTCAATTGATTAAGGCATATGAAGATAAACACAATGGAGGAGAACAGTTTCCTACAAAGTATTACTTCAAGACCTGTCAACATTGTAGTTTTATGCCTATATGCGATGCAGCACAATCCGAGGCATGGTGATAATATGTTAAGTGAAAAGATAAAAGAATATTTGAGAGATAAAACTTGGAGTTTTAATGAGATAACAAACATAACGGAAGTTATAGATGAGTTAGCAGATACAACCTATGGTGACTTAGATGCAAAATCTAAAGTTGATTTACTATGGGACGTTGATATAGAAGAGGGACTAACCTTTGGTCAATTTTTTCAAGGGTTAGTTAAGAAAACACTAAAATCAGAAATAGCAATAATAGTGAAAGCAGAATTAGATTCTGCTATAATAGAATTTAAGGTGAATAAAAATGAAGTTTCCGAGAGAAGTGTGGGCGGGGAGTCACATAAAGAACGCTCCACAGATGAAAAGACTAAAGATAAACAATAAAGATGAATTCGTAGTATGGGTTAATGCATTTAATGGTAAAATGAATTGCTATACATCTGTATATGATTTTGGTAAGTATGCTGAAGATGCAGCCATTGATTCTACTTGTATCAAAGACAGAATGTTTTTAGA